TTATTTGTTTTGTATTTTTTTCGATGAATCAGTTTTTAAGACGTCTAACGTCACTTGTTCGGATTCAATAGATTTTTCACGGAGTAAATGAGCATATCGTGTTAGTGTCATAGTGGTGCTGGCATGCCCAACGCGTTTGGAAATGTACGCAATGTCGATGCCTTGGTCTAACAGGTACGAAACATGTGAATGTCGGAACCCGTGAAATGTAACACGAGGAATATGCAGTTGCTTTAAGATGCGATCTACGTGTAATGAAATGTGTTGCGAAGACGAATTGGAATCATGAGCAAATAAGTATTCCTCGGGTTTGTTTTTCCGTAAGTAACCACGAATCGTACTGCTCAGTTCCTTAGTGATTGCTACTACGCGTACTGAAGATTTTGTCTTTGTTGGACCGATTACTTTGTCGTTAGTACTATAAGATTTATTGATGTCGATAATGTTGTTAGTTAAGTCGATATCTGATCGTGTTAATCCTAAAACTTCACCAAGTCGCATCCCTGTTTGCAAAGATATTAAAGTCATCATCAATACTTGGTCAGCATATATTTCGGGGCGATGTGAGAATAGCCACTCGTTTAATTTTTCGAAATCTTCCCGATTTAGGTGCTTTTGACGCAGCACTGCACGTTGCTTTGTGCTGTTAGCTTTTAAACGAGAATACAGGTCAATCGACACAACCTTATCAATCATTGCGTCTTTAAGAGCTGCTTTTAAAGTAACGGTAAATCCTTTGGTAGTTGCTTGCGCGTGCGTCTTGCCGTACTCGTTTACAGCGTTTTGAAGAATAAGGTGATTAAGTTGACTCATCTTATGTTTGGGCAGTAATAGCTTTAAGGCACGACTATATGCACGGTATTTTTGGAGTGAACCGATGCGAAGTGTAGCTTTTTTTGTGATATTTACCCAAGTATCAAAATAGTCGATAAACAATACATCATTCTGAATAAAATCAAATCCATTATATTTAGCGGCTTCCATTTCTGCGCCCCATTTTTTGGCTTGTGATTCCTTATCGAATGTACGTGTCTTGCGCTTTTTTGTACCGGTATTATCTTGGCACGAAACCGCAACGCGGAAACGACCAGATTTGAGCTTCTCAATGTACGCCATTTCATATTCCTTTCCGTATATGGGACAACTATGCATAATGGAATAATGTTATCCCGTGGTAAAATAAAAGCACACTAAAACCCCGACACTATTGTCGGTAATTGGGTGTGTTGATGATAGGGTTTGACTTAGTGCTTGGCGGTGCGGGGTCAAATCCTATTTTTTGTTTTCTTGGTGGAAGTCAAGAATTGCTCGTTGAACATCCCCATAAAAACATTCTGGAAGTTCAAAGTAACTTAAGACAGAAGTCGCGTCGCATGACATGCAGTTGCATTTGTCCTTGTTGTACATCCGAACGGCAATCTCGCATGCGGTTAGCGTAGCATCGCGGTCAAGTAGGGAAGAATCAGCTAAGTCAGCATTCATAAAGAAGAAGTCTGACTTGTGATGCAAGAGGTGCACCAATCCGTGAGCAATCACGAAACGGCCAAGTGGTCGTCCAAGTAAACTGCTGTTTACGAAAAGGGTGTTCGTCTCTGGGGAGGCGGCACCAAGCTGCGATTCAGGCAGATTGATTGGTACAATATCGACACCAAACTTCTCACAGAGGGCGTATACGTTATAGCCTGTTTGTTCAACGGCTCCAGCAAGTATCTTAATCATTAGTTACATCGAGATTCCTTTTAATATATTCTTTGACGCGGGCTTGACCACGTGGGTCACGCAGGAAGTAATTCCTTAGCATGCCACGCAATGCAGCTCGGTCGTCGTCTACCATCTCCACGTCACCATAAGATAGTGGATGAGACGAGTTGATAATATCTTCGATGGCAATCATTGTTTGTTCGTCAGTGTAGTATTCATCAGACTCGTCTACACGGCCAACTAGCCAATCGATTGAGACGTTTAACAACGTAGCCACATCAGTGACGTGATCGATTTGTGGCGAATTTTTATCCCAGCGGTATATGGTTTTTTCACCAAGACCAACACGACGTGAAACCTCAGCAAGTGTTAATCCACGGCGCTCCGCTGCAATTTTAATTCGGTCCAACAGCATATAATTGTGTCCTCCTTCCTTTAAAAAATCGGACAACCACACAAAACCACACTTAAATACGGCGTTGACATATAGTTCGCGCTTTGAGTATACTTTTGCAGTACCCAATTCTGAAATGCGGTACATGGTATACGTCTAATCAGATGTGTGCATAATTTGATACATCAATCAAAATTAAACGCGGCCATCGCGCTTTTCTTTTATCATTGTAGTATCAAATTTGATACGTGTCAACGCGTATACACGAAATTGAGTGCTTTATTCTGCACTTTAGAGATAGGAGGTTGTTATGAACAACGTTGTAGAGAATTTGTCGTTGCCTGATAAGGTTAACTTGATGATGCGGTTGAAGCACCTGACGTACGACGAAATCATTCCCACAGTAAATAAGCTGCTACCGGATGATGTGCGTCCAGTTGCACAACGCAGCGAGTTAAGTCGCGCAATTAATCGGGGGATGGTAAACCGGGGGATTCGTGGTAAGAAGAATAATTCGATTATTCGAGCGGTTGCTACCATCTTGGAATTTGAATTGGAGGTGGAGTAATGGCGCTGCCAAAGTATTCGGATGAAGAGTTAGCTGAATTGGAGTTCTATTCTAAGTATGGTTGGCCAGATTTGTTAAACAGGCATCAACTAGCTCTGTACTCTGGAGTATCGGAGAGTTTTATTTCTTCAGTATGGTGTCGGTCAGTTGATCCAGAATTTCCGGTAATGCCACTTTCACGGGGATGGCTTATCTCACGTGAGTCGTATGCGAAGTTCCGTGATGAGATTGCTTTTCGTGGCATCCGTTTAGAACAACGATAGGAGGAAGAATGATTTTTTCAGATTTAACAGCTCAAATGCTACTTTATATTGGCTTGGCAGTATTAACGTGTTTCTTATTACCGCGGTTGCCAAAGTTTAAGTGGTGGGCAATTCGCACAAGCCGCAAGATTGTACGTTTGATTATTTTGGTAAAGGAGAACTGGCATGAATCTAGCAAGTAAGTTGACGGTGATTATCAATCGTCCAAATCCAGTGATTAAGGATGGCTCTGGTTACTATTTGTGCTATGAGGAATTTAAGCGCACACAATCGGCAAACAGTATTTGGGTAGCCGGTATCATGCATGATGATACGACTGACACGATGATGTTTTTGCAGATTACACCCGGAACAGCACATGAAGTCTTTTGGAAGTGGCACCAGCTTACTGACGCAGATTTTGGTATGAAGTAGAAAGGAGCAACTAATGTCAGAAGGTAGGCATAAAAAAATCCGCAACCGGCGGCAACCGATTGCGGACAGTAAATTAACTTGGACCGTTTATTTACTTGCTTATCTTACCAAATTAGTGAATTAGAGACAATGACAGATAAGAAGCATTGGTATTACGTGCGCTTGAATGAGAATCATTTTGAGCAGGAACGTATTATTGCTTTGGAATCGTTGGCCGATGGGTACATGTACGTCAATTTGTACCATAAATTGTTGCTGCGCTCATTGCAGCATGATGGTTCGCTGCGATTTAGCAAGGCAATTCCATATACACCTGAATTGCTTGGGCGGATGTGCCGTTTGCCAGCTGGTGTTGTGAAGACCGGTGTTGAAGTATTAGAGCAAATGGAATTTGTTCGTCGTCTTAACGACGGCACCATCTTGATTTTAGATATTGAGGATCACATCGGGAAAACAAGCAGTGAAGCGGAACGAAAGCGTAAGCGACGCCGTGCACAAAAGGCTTTAATTGAGGCTGAGACAAATGTCGGACATTTGTCCGCCAAACGGGCACCAGAGATAGAGTTAGAGATAGATATAGAGTTAGAGCAAGAGTCAGAAACCAACAACAGCAACAACACATCAATCAGTCATAAAAGCGCAGCAAGTGCCTTGCAGGCATCCATCGACATGCTCGGATTGTCTGTTGGGGATGAGTTGCCAAGCGATTGGCTGCAGTTTATTGATAATTGGTTGCAGTGTGTTGATCCTGACGATGGGGATGGCATGATTGTGATTGCCACCCAGCTGGCCGTAAAACGTAATCAAATGACTTGGGCTTATGTCGAGGGAATACTAAGGAGCTGGCAGCGACATGGTATTAGGTCTTTGCTAGATATCCGACGGGAACAAGAAGCATGGCAACAACGGAACCAACCGGTAACAGATATTACTGAAATTGAACGTATTGATATTCCGTTGGACGTCGATATTCTGAATACTGATTGGTCTCAATTTAAGTGAGGTAGCGAAATGAATGAAATGATTTGGCACGGCATGTTGATTGCAATGCTGCTATTGGGAGCAGTGGGATATTTCGCTACGGTACTATTCGCAGCGTTTCGAGTTAAGAACGTGTGGGTGAAGTCTGGTGCATGGCTGATGTATTTTTACACCATGTACGTAGTGACGTTGCATTTGTAATTTGATTGGAGGTTCATGTGGAAGAGTTCGACAAGGAAACATTGAACCGAGCCAAGAAGTATTTGGCCGATGATTATCAGCGCATGCAACAAAAGGCAGCACTGTATAAGGTGCTACCAGCTGCAGTATCGTTTGATGGGGATGGCATTCGAAGCGGAACTATTGATAACACGATGGATCGACGTTTTGCCGAGTATGTTGAAGCAAAGCGTTACGTTGAAGCCGTTGAAGCTGTTTTCTCGGTTATGACCAATGATGCGGGGCGACACAGAGATATTTTGATTTACTTCTATGAAAACCATCTGGAAGATTGGCAAATTATGCAACGCATTAATCAATCTAGAGCTACTTATTATCGTCATAAAAAACGAGCGTTATATGAGTTCATTGATTTATTTTCGGGAATCAAAAGTTTTAACTAATGTATACTTGTAAGTAAATATGACGAGGTACAAAAATGGCGATTAATTTTTTTGACATGCTGAGGTTTGAAGATGAGCGATTTCGCGATGATGCTACGGTTCGGTTTGTTTTTCACAAATTTCCAGGTAATGAAAAAGATAGATTAGCCCAGGACATTTACCATGGTTTTCTAAATGGGATTGAAGCTGATGAAGATCGCTGGGGTGGTATGAATATCTATTATGCCAATAATAGGCCAATGCTGTTGGTTGCTTTTGTTGAGGATGTTTCTGTACCGGGTGGTAGGACTTTTATATACGCTGGAAGTTACGAGACGGAGTATATTGATAATCAATTTGTGATTCATCCCTTTTTACAAGATTTAAACAAGGAGTTTGAAGAACGATTGGTTGTTAAGGTTCCAAAGCCTATCGGACAAAGTAGGACACGCAAATATAGCAGTTTTTACGATTCCAATCCAATTGTTGATCGGTTGCTGCCAGATGCATCGATTACTAGATTTGCGGGTTTCCAAAACGTCAGTCTAACGCATCCAGAGATGACTCGGATTATGGAAGGAAAGGCTGATGATTGGGAACGATCATTATCTTCAGTAAAGGGCATCTACGTAATCACTGATAAAACTAATGGGCAATTGTATATTGGTAAAGCTGACGGCAAGGATGGTGTTTGGGGACGTTGGAAGAGTTACGCCAATGGATTAACGGGTGGTAATAAAGCGTTTGAAGAAATCAAATGGAATGAAAACCTTGGTGAAAAGTATATTAGAGAAAATTTTCAATATTCATTACTCGAAGTGTTTGCACTCACAACGCCATCAGTAGCTATCGATGAGCGTGAGAGATACTGGAAAAAAGTTTTTCAATCTGTACCTTTTGGAATGAACAGAAATATGTAGCATCGATAAACGTCCGTATTTTACGGGCGTTTATTTTTTTATACTTGGTTGTGACTTTTATGAGAGGCCAACTAAACTTAAAACCTGATATTCTGATAACGTCGAAAAATAACGAAACGGGTAGTCAGTGATGCCCACCCGTTTTTATGTGAGGTGAATGGGGATGGCTACAAAGTATGAAACCTTAATTCATCCCCAACTAGAAAACATCAAACGACTTCGACGCAACGGGGCAACTATCAAACAAATTGCTGATGAGTTAGGCGTGGGCTTTTCTACACTAAAGAAGTATCGCAAAACAATACCTGAGTTGGACGAAGCATTAAACGATGCGGAGTTAAACATGCAAGTAGCGATGGCAAACTTAGCAGAGGCATCCTTGTTTGATAAGTTGCACGATCGTTTAATGACGGTTGAAATCGTTGAGGAAGAAACAAAAGATGAATCCGGTGTTGTGGTGAAATCCAAGACAACAACCAAGCGGCGGTTAGTGCAAGCTGACTTAGCCGCTATTTCTTTTGCCTTGAAAAATCGCCTTCCTGAGCTTTGGAATACTGATGAGCATAATCTATCACAAGTTCGTTTAGAAAAGCTCACAGCTGAAATCAAAGCGTCAGAGGGCGCGATGGACTTAGGGACAATGATTCAACAGAAGTTAGCATCATATTCAGGGGGTGACGATGAGGCGGAGTGATCGAGATTATCCGGATTGGTTTAGGAAATGGCAACGTCGATTTTATAACTCGAAGGAATGGAAGCAGCTGCGAGATGAAGTGAGACGAATGAAGGGGATGCGCAGTGATATGAGTGGGCGGTTGATTAAAGGCAAGTCTATTGTTGATCACATCATCCCAATCACACCAAGTAACTACTTGGACAGTCGTATCACGTTAAGTTTGGACAACTTACAGCTACTTTCGCTTGAAGAACACAATAAAAAGACGTTTAACGGTACTGATTTAGTCTTTGAACCACCAGAAGAACGTCGTGTGAATCTGTTTTAGCCCCCTATATGGTGTGTCTGGTACCACCACGGAAGAACGGGGGAAGGGTGCTGTGTAGCTCTCCCCTGAATTTTTCGACCCGCAATTTTTGAAAATGAGCCATTTGAGCCATGATTTTGAACGGAGCTAGGGCTATGAAACATTTTGATAAGTACGTGAAAATGATTGAATCTGGTGACATAGTTGTTGGACGTTTGGTAAAACTGGCAATTAAACGGGTTGAACGTTTCAAAACGCAATATATTTTCAAACAGTCAGAAGTTGATCGACGAATTGCGTTTATCGAAAATGAGACCTCGCAGACAAAAGGGGCTAGTGGGAAGTTAAAGTTGTCTTTGCCACAAAAAGTTTGGTTGGAAGTTGCTTGGGGGTTCTATACAAATGCGACTGTGACCAAAGTGAATCCAGAGACGATGGCCGAATACACGGTACAAGAAGAACGCCGCTTGATTCATGAAGTGCCAATCATCATGGCCCGTGGTTCAGGAAAGACAACATTGGGTTCAGCAATCGCAATGGTGGGCTTGTTAATGGATGGTGAGTATGGTGCTGACGTGCAGCTCCTTGCCTATAACAGAGACCAGGCGGGTTATCTGTTTAATGCATCCCGAGCGATGACTAGTCGTGATGGTTCTCTTTTGAAGATGATGGTTGACGCCAACTTATTGCGCAGTACAAAACGAGGGCTGCTATACGAAACAACAAATTCCCTGATGAGCATTAAGACATCTGACTATGAATCATTGGACGGAACGAATTGTCACTATAACTTATTTGATGAAGTGCATACTTTTGACGATGATTTCCTGAAGGTAGTGAATGATGGTTCGAGTCGTAAGCGTAAGAATTGGATGACGTGGTACTTATCGACTAACGGAACGAAGCGTGAAAAAGTGTTTGACCGCTACTTTGCGGATTGGGTGGCCATCCTGGAAGGAAAGATGAATGACGACACAGTGATGCCGTTCATTTATCAATTAGATGATGCCGACGAGATTCGAGATGATCGAACGTGGCAGAAGTCGATGCCAATGCTGGGGATTACGACTGAAAAAGAATCAATTCATCGTGATATTGAATCGTCAAAGAACGATCCAGCTAAGCAAGCAGAACTGATGGCAAAGACATTCAATTTACCAGTGAACAACTACTTGAGTTATTTCACTAATTCTGAGGTTTATGGCAATCGAGAACAATTCGATGCTGACATGTTTGTCGGAACACCTGAGAATAATGTGCTGGTATCAATGGGCATAGATTTGTCGGCTGTGAATGACATTTGTTCGGTTTCATTCATGAAGGTGGATGGTGAGAATAGGTACTTTATCAATCGTAAGTACATGCCGCGTTGTCGAGTAGAAAAGCTGCCTAAAGATCAGCGGGATAAGTATTTTGATTGGGAAGTGAATGGTCATTTAGTATTGCATGACCAAGACTATAACGAACAAAGTTTTATCTTTAACGACATTCAGAATTTCATGGCAGAGCGTCACATATTACCGATAGTCATTGGCTATGATGACTGGTCGGCTGGTGAGATTGTGTCGATGTTTACTCAGGTTTATGGGGATGTTTGTTATAACGTGACACAGACGACCAAGACGTTCAGTCAGCCGATGAAGGTGTACAAAGAGCTGCTGGGCAATGGAAAGATTTTGTTTGATGATCCGGTCTCGACTTGGAATCACATGAACGTGGTTGTGCGCATGGATGCCAATGGAAATATTTTTCCGAATAAAGCGAAGGCAAAAAACAAAATAGATGTGTTTGTTAGTCAGTTGGATGCGTTTGTTGCATTCGAAAAGAATAGAGAATCGTTGACGTACTATTACTGAGTTAAACGAAGATGTATCATGGTTAGGATGATTACAATTCAGGAGGTTAGTATGGCAAAGTTATATAACGAAGAAGATTACGATTTCTCAGATTATGTTGATGTGAATACGGGTTACGACGATATGGTTTATGGTAACTATATTGATTTTGACGATTTTCGACAGAGCGAAATGGAATCAATATTGATGAACTTAGATATCTATTTGCCGTTTGGTCAGCAGCTTACGATGGATGAATTCGAAGAACTTGAAAGAGACTATCCGGGACCTGATTGGGATGAAGTAAAAGGAAAACTGATTGACGTTGGAAATGATTATTACAAGTTTCCAAATGAAAATGAACTGACAAAGTTTTTAAATGATTTTTTGTCAGAAAGACATGTGCCAGATGGCCAAGTTTTTGAAGGCGAGGCCGAATTTCCTGAAAAATACGGGTATTACTATTCTGACTTTGATGAGGATGAATACTTTGATTATGGTGAGGATGACAATGCCAGCTTATCCACGATGGAAGTCATTGAGTCCTTAGAGAATAAGTTGAGTGAGATGAATGATTCGTTGAGCAAAAGCGCTATGTTGTTTGCAATGTTTTCAAGTGCGGAGGCGCATTATAAGAAATACTTGTTGAAGTCAGTTGAGGAATTAAATTCCATTCAGAATGACATTGTGAAGAAGCACTTAAAATCAACGATGATTGAACAGATTGAAAGCAACCGAACCGTTCGGCTTGAGATGTTTAAAAGTCTGCATCCTGGTGTAGAGGAAAAAGACATTCCAGTAGAGCCACATCCAAAGTTGCGAAATGCTCTTGCGCATGCGATTGTGGATGCCAAGTTCGAAGAAGGAAATGTTAATTTTACGCTTAAAGGTAAAAATATGAGTGTTCAACTCACTGATGTTATTCAACAAATAAAGCGTTTTGTGACTCGAGTTGATTCATTACTTGAGGACGTAGGATAAAATACGGATTTGGGAGTGAAACATGGGATTTTTTACGGGAATGTTGGATCGAATTCGTGGGTCTGGGGTGTCGGTGGTTGATTATCACGGCATCCGGGCTCGGCATCGTTATTGGGTGTCGAATTCGATTTATTTGGACAATATTTATAACAAGATTGCGACTGATGTGGCGATGATGCGGTTTAAGCATATTCGGATTACACGTCAGGCGGAGTCGGCTGACCAGACGGAATGGTTTGAGCATTCTGATTTGGCAACTGTTTGTGGGGTGTCACCGAATGTTTCGGAGGCGCCTTTTGTGTTTTGGGCGAATGTTGTTCGGACGATGTTGATGAATCAGGTGGCGGTTGTGGTGCCGGTGATGAATGGGGCGTCGGTTGAGCGACTGCAGCTGGTTGATGGCAAGGTTGGTATTATGGATGATGATTTGCTGGTGGTGTCGATTGATGGGGTTGAGCATCGGTTATCGGTGGATGATGTTTGGGTGTTTGAGAATCCTAAGCGGAACATTTCATCGCAGCTGGGGCAGATTACACGGTTGATTGACGATAACTTGGCTGCGTTGAGTTCTAAACTGAATGGGGATGATTCGGTTCGCGGATTGTTGAAGTTGCCGACGAGAGCGGCAACGGCGGACGTGGAGCGTCGTATGCAGGTTCGGTTGGATTCGTTTTATGCGACGGCTAAGTCAGGTGGTGTGAGTTATCTGGAGCAAGGTGAAGAGTTTCAGGAGCTGAAGAATGCTTATGGTGATACGGTTTCTGAGCAAGAGTTGGCGTTTTTGAAGGCGCAGCTTTATCATGCGTTTGGGATAAATGAACAGTTGTTTACGGCTGATTATTCTGAGCAGCAGTATCGTGCTTATTTCCAAAGTGTGGTGAAGGTGTACATGCGGGTGATTGCTGAAGAGATTAATCGCAAGGCATTTACCAAGACGAAGCGCACCCAAGGACATCGAATGATGGTCTACATGGACCTGTTTGATGTGGCATCGTTGCGTGATTTGAATGAGTTTATGTTTAAGCAGAAGTATTCGGGTAACTTTAATTCGAACGAGTTGCGTGAGATGTTTGGTTACGGTGGTTATGAGGGCGGTGATGTCTTTGAGACTAACAAGAATGCGGTGCGCTTAGGAGAGGAGCAAAATGGTACAGTCACGAATTAAAGATTTGACGTTGAAGTCGGTGGATGATGAATCTGCCGGCTTTTCATTTACCGGTTATTTGTCGACGTTTGGCAATACTGACCGTGATGGGGATGTGATTGAGGCTAAAGCATTTGATGCCTGGGTGAAAGAGCATCCGGTGGTGCCAATGTTGTTTAATCATGACCGCAACAAGGTGATGGGTAAGCTGTCTTTGTCGGTTGATGACAAGGGGCTGCGTGTGGTTGGTGAGTTTAATGAAGCTGATCCGGAAGCGGTGAATGTGCATGCGTTGATTAAAATGGGTGCGCTGGATTCGATGTCGGTGGGGATGGCCATTAAGGATTATGAGCCGCTTGACCCTGATCGACCGTTTGGTGGGTGGTTGATTAAGCAAGCTGATGTTTATGAAGGGTCAGTGGTCACGATTCCGGCGAATGGTGAGGCGTTGATTGATAATGTGAAGTCGCTTGATGACGGTGAGCGACAAGAGTTAGAGGCGTTGCGCTTGGAAAAGCGTCGGGCTGAGATATTAGGGGGATTTAACTAATGGGATTGATGGCATTGCGTGAGAAGCAAAGTGATTTGGCGGGAATGGTTGCAAGTTTGACGAAGGACTTGGAGTCAGTACGCGTGAAGGTCAAGGAAGCGACGAACGAAGAGTTGATGGCGCAATTGGAAGCGGATCGTGACACGATGAATGCTGCTTTGGATGCTGCTAAGACGGAGTTGGCTGAGACAGAAGAAGAAATCGAAGAGGAAGAAGCTAAGGTTAAGGCGTTGGCTGACAAGGGGGCGAAGCAAATGCAAAAGAAGAAGGCAGCCGAGACGATTGATGTTGAGAAGTATTTGGCATCCGAGCAAGCGATGGCTGATTTTGAGGCGGTGATTCGTGAGACGGCCGGTGAGGATCGTGAAGATGTCCAAAAGGCTTGGCAGGAGTCATTGGCAACTAAGGGGATTACTAACTCTGAGGTGTTGTTGCCAAAGGGTGTGATTACGGCGATTGAAGATGCCTTTGAAAACGCTGGGGAAATCTTTGCGGTGTTTGATCACACTGGTTTGGTGACGTACCGTTCAGCGATGAACACGGCATCTGGGCGTGCACGTGGGCACAAAAAGGGAAATGAAAAGAATGAGCGTGATATTACCTTGAAGGACAAGGAAGTTCGCGCGATGTTTATCTTTGATTACTTCAAGGTTGATAAGGAGACGCTGAAGGAAAATCAAGAGACGGGTGCGTTGATGAAGTACCTGATGAAGGAAATGCCACGTGCTTTGGTGGCTGAAATTGAACGTGCGGCAGTGATTGGGGATGGACGTGCTGACGATGATAAGTACAAGATTAAGACGTTTGAGCCGGTGATTAAGGCTGATGCGGCTTATGTGACTAAGAAGGAATCTAGCGATGACTTGATGACGGACTTGGTGTTGTTGGACGCCGAGATTACGGCAGAGGGTGATCGCTATTTGTTTATGTCACGTCAGACGTTGGGCAAGATGAAGGTAGCTAAGAATCCGGTTGGACAATTCCTGTATCCATTGGGGACGGACTTTGCAGCGTTGTTGGGTGTTAAGAAGATTTTCACGCCGGAGTGGTTCACGGAAGAGAACACGGATGCCTTGGCGATCGAAGTTGTGGGTAAGGCGTACAAGTTGGTTGGGGACAAGACGATTGATTCACACGAGAACTTTGTGTTGGCCGTTAACAAGCACGAATTCCTGCAAGAAATCTATTCAGGTGGTGCGTTGATGAAGCCTAAGTCGGCGGGTTACTTGGTGGCTAAGAAGAAGGGTAAGAAGGAATAGTCGATGTACGACTATTTTGATGAGCCGGAAGATTATTCAGTTCGTGACCCTCAATACTATGAGGATGAACACAACGGTGAAGTTTTGTGGGACTTAAAGCAACGTCTTGAAATTGATGATGACAGTTATGATCACAAGTTAATGTCGATGGTTAGTTCGGGTATCGCTGTTTTGCAGATGAATGGTGTGCCTGTGGGAAATTTGAGTAGCGTGAAGAGTCAGTATGATGTGCTGTGCTTGGAATCGTTTCAAGAGGGCTATTTATCCTTGGTGATGGATTTTCTGGAAGTCTATCTGACGTTGAACTTTGACCGGGGTGAAATCACGGGTGTTGCGACACTGGATTATTTACAGGCACGGTATGTGGATTTGTTGTACATGTTGAAAGGAATATTTGATGTTGCGCAAAAAGACCAGCCTTTCAGTTCTCCGCGTTCGGGGCAGTACCATTATCGACGGGGTACGACGATTGGAGACCGAGACGATCAGGATGCACGCAACGCGGGAGAAGATTTTCGAGAGTCAATTGGACGAAAATCATTTGGATCAATTGCGTTTAACGGCTAGGTTTCGGGTACGGGGTGACTGGCAAAACGAACGGATTGAGCACGTAGTTTGGCGGGGACAGTCCTATCGTTTGAATCGGGTGACGCTGAGCAAGTCGGGACGGTATTCGTATATTGAGATTGGCGAGGCATTGTGATGCGGAAGGTTTATAAGCGAAAGGATATTCAGAAGTGGTTGTCGCAAAATCCACTCAAGGCGCCGGTGACTTATGTGACGCGTGAGGCTAATTTAGATTTGGTTTCGGGGAACGCGATTGTGTATTTTGTGGGAGATAATCGGAAGCCAATCCGAGGGACACAGGTGATGTGGTATCGGATGCGGTTGCAGATTGTACATTATCATCGTGAGTTGCTTGATAGCGTCGCTGATTACATGTGGCAGACATTTGGTGTGACCCCGAAGAAGGTCGCTGTTAAGGAAGAAAATGGCTGGTTTGGTGATTATTATCAGCTGGAAATTTTTTCGGATTTGGCATGGTGAGTGATGGATATTGAAGTTGGGTTTGAATCTAATGTTGGTCGTAAGCCTGATTTAAAAAGTGGTATGCAGTCCGTGAAGCAGCGGGCAGCGCAGAAGATGGTGTCTGAGGTGCGTAAGAATGCGTCGTCACAGTTTAACCGGACGGGAAAGTATGCGGACGGGTGGACATCCGAGGTGGATGGCGACGATGTAGTGGTTTACAACGAAGGTGAACGGGATTCGATGTCGCACTTATTGGAGAATGGGCACGTTGTGATTGATCGAAATGGCGTGTTACATGGTGATTGGTCACCGGGTGAGGATCACATTAAGCCGGCTTTTGATGTAGCGCAGAAAGTGTACTTACAGGCTGCGGAAGATTTAATTGATGACGTTCTAAAAGAATGGTGAGGTAAGACATGGTAGTACGTGAGGGAATGCACGACCTGATTTGGTGCGGATGGGCTGATATTACTGAAAATGGGTTTGGCCCGGTGAATGATTTTGTGGGTGTGGTATCAACGAAGATTGATGCCAAGCGCAAGAAGAAGGTGAAGTTTGCGGATGGGCGTGAGCATTTGACGGTCTTTTCGGCCCGTCGTGGGGATGGCTCAATGAACGTCATGCAGATTCCAGAGAAGTTTGCGTTGGAGCACTTGGGTAAGCGTATTTCACCACAGGGGATGGTGACAGATACGGGGAAGCCAAAGCCATTTGTTTGGATGTACAAGCAACTGGTGGCAAATGATGACGGCGAGGACTATGAAGAGTTGCACATTTGGTATGACGTTATTGCCGAAGAACCGGGTTCAAATGCAAAGACGGATGAGGAAGAGGCAGATTTGCAAGAACTGGAAATCAAGTTGTCGGCTATTCCGTCACGTATTGAGGTTGATGATTTGAAGCGACCAGTGACAGAAGCGGTGATTCGCCGCACGCCGAAGAACAAGGATTATTTCGATAAGCACACCAAGACAGTGCTGCGCTGGGAGGGGAAGTAAGCCATGTTGAAGATTCCGGTGCAGTATGATGATTATGTTGATGGGGATGACAAGGTCATTGAGGATGTGATTCGTTTTGCGTTTACGTTGAACACGGTGCGCATGTATGAACAACGAACGGATCGTTTATTTTATGATGATTTGCAGCATGCGGTTGAAGAAGTGGCGTCATTTTATGACCGATTGGATGGGCGTGATTATGACGAATTAACTGAGGCAGAACAGGTGGCGATGCTACCGATGATGACCAATCCGGTAATCAATACGTTCATGCTGGAAGTTATGCCAGTGCTTTATGCTGAGACCAATGGTGTGAGTTTGGTGCAGAGTGAGGAGACGGCTGAGCGGGCTGAGGAATCACTTTGGTTGATGGAACTGGTTAATGTGCAGTCGTTTTTTGATATTTTCGAAGAGTTGTCAAAGCACAACGCCGTTAAGACGAAGGTGAAGAAGCCTCGCAAGTCGTCAAAACAATAACGGCACTAGAAATTTATCGGGCGTTGATTAAGCTGCGGGTTGATATTGCCTGGGCTGAGCAGCTGCATTTTAACTATTTGTTGGAGGTGCTGTTGCTGGTGGCCAAGGATGATGATGAGCCTGGTGAGACGCGACCGGTTTCTAGTGCGACGTTGGGACGATTTATTGCTGCCGATGAATAGTCGGCGGTGTACATAATTTTTTGAAAGATTACAACATGGACACATTCAAACATGTAAATATGTTAACATTCTAGAAAAAGGAGTATTTATTTTGGATAAAAAGTGGATGATTATAGGTTTGATATCTTTGTTATTGATACCACCAGTAGGAGTGGGGATTATCGCCTGGCAAATTTACCAACAATACAATAAAGACAAGGGCAAGCAGTTGAGTCCGAAGTCTCAAAAAACAACTAAGATAAAGAAGTACGCGTTTATTGGACTTTCGGTCGTTTTAGGAATTGTTTTGGTGATGAATATCACAAAAAGCACGAAATATATTATTTCAGGTGACATGGCTAAGGAAATGCATAGGGCGGAAGTGTCTTCTGAGAGGGCGGAGGCGGCCGCTTCAAAGGCTAGTCAGGCGTCGCAAAAAGCCGTCTCAGAATCTAAAGCCGCCTCAAAGAGCACTGTGGCTGAGAGTAAAAAGGCTGAAAAAGCACCAGAATTATCAACTATGCAAATGAATCAAATACTTGCTGAGCAGTTGGATTATAGGAAAACTGTTATCGATGACGATACAGGGGAACTAATTTACGGCAATAGCTATGATGGTATATCAAAGGTCTTTGTGGATGCCAATGGTATTGTAAAAATTGTTTTGGATCCAAGCATTGTTGCCTTAGATGCAGTGATCGTATCGTGGGCGAATGAAGGAAAAGGATATTACGATAATATAGTTGAAGGGCTTAGTTACGGTGTTTATGAGGTTGACGGTGAGTATAAAAAGGTGATGGCACCCGATACATTTAAATACGAGGCTGTTTCTAGCACGGGTACAGAGTTGGCAGAATGGTCAAATTGGAACGGTAAGTTCAAGATTTCATATAAGTAATTTTCTTTAGAACCAAATAAATGTGGGTTGCAGTTATTGTCTGTATAGGATTGGAAGGCAGCAAGCAAAATATTCTGCAGTGATGGGAAGCAAGTTGGGTAACAAATATTTAAGGTTTGTTCAAACGGAAATAAGAATAAGAAACTAGATTAACTGGCACCGCAATTTGCGGTGCTTTTTGAGTGCACTTAGAAAGGAAGCTTGCATGATTGATAAGGGAATCACAGTTCGATTTTCGGCGCATACGGCTAAATTTGATGCTGGTGCTGAGGGAATGAAGAAGGCTTTGCGTCTATTGAAAAGTGAATGTGTTGGCCTGAGCAAGTCGATGCGAGTTGATCCTGGTAATCTGCAGCACGTTAAGGCTAAGTACGCGAATATTGAGGAACAAATTCGCTTGAATAAGCGCGTATTAGCTGAATATGAGGCGGAACAAAAGAAGCTTGATGAGAACGGCAGTCCCAAGACAAAAAAGTGGATGGAATTACAAATTGCCATCAACAAGTGCAAGTCGGAAGATGAGTTATTGAATGGTCAGTTGGCCAAGACGAAGCAAAATATAGAAGACTTGAAGCCTGGGTCAGTTGTGCAGTTAAACAAGGAGTTCAAGGAACTTGGCGAAGATTTGCGGTTGGTTAATAAGAGACTTGAATTGGATCCTAAGAATATAGATTTGGCCAAGCGTAAGACGAAGCTGTTGGCTGATATGGCTGACACGGCGAAGCAACGTCTGACTAAGTTGCGACAAGAACAAGCCAAGTTGGGGCAAGACCAGATTCATACTGGCGAATGGCGAAAGTTGCAACGTCAGATTGATAAGACGGAACTGGATTTGCGTAAGTTGTCGGGGACGGCTAAAAAGACTGGTTTCAATTTGAAGCAGTCGATGGCTTTTGGTGCAGTGGCTGGTGGCGTTGCGACTGGGGTAGCTGTTGTTTCAAACAAGTTGGGTGATTTGCGTCGGGAGGCAATGCAAGGTTCTGACGCGATGACAAAGTTCACGTCGACGATGGAGTTCGCAGGCAAGTCTGAGCAAGAAATTAACAAGGCTCGGACGATGGTGAAGAAGTATGCTGATGAGACGGTGTATGACATTGAGACGATTGCTAATACCACGGCACAACTGTCAGCTAATGGTGTTGAAGGTTATGACAAGTTGGTTCAGGCTGCGGGTAACTTGAATTCGGTGGCTGGTGGATCAAAGGAAACTTTTGGTTCAGTCGCGATGGTGATGACGCAAACCGCCGGGGCGGGGAAGTTAACGACTGAGAATTGGAATCAGTTGGCGGATGCGGTGCCTGGTGCGTCTGGATTGTTGCAAGATGCTATGCGTGAAGCTGGCGCCTATACGGGTAATTTCCGTGAAGCCATGGAAAAGGGTCAAATTACGGCGGATGAATTTAACGATGCCATTATGAAGTTGGGGTTTGAGGAAAAAGCTGTTGAGGCAGCGAAGTCAGCCGAAACGTTTGAAGGTATGTTTGGCCAGATGGAAGCAGCGGTCGTTGATCGTTTTATGCGCATATTGGATATGATTGGAAAAGAAAACTTCTCGGCTGCGGTGGCGAAAATGACCCGTGGCATCGAGAAGTTTTTTGATTGGATTGAATTTGCGGTTAAGGGATTATTGAAACTGTTTGAGTGGTTGAATAGCGGGTCGCTTGGAGCTGATGCATTTAAGGCAGTCGTTGTTGGACTGGTGACGGCATTGGTTGGCTTGAAGGTCGCACTGACGGGGATGAAGATATTTAACACTTTGAAGCCGATGGTGTTGGGACTGAATGCGGCGATGGCTGCTAATCCGGCTGTGTTGATTACGATGGCGGTGGCTGCATTGGTCGCTGGTTTAATTTACTTCTTTACACAGACTAAGACTGGTAAAAAGCTTGTTGATGACATGAGTAAGGCGTTGCGAAACGGTTGGGAGAAGTTCAAGGAACTGGGCAATCAGATTAAAGGTTTCGTGGAGCCGATCTTGCATGGCTTTGTGACGACGGTTAAGAACGTTGCTAAGTGGGTAATGGATAAGTTTAATGCTGTTGCTGATGGTGTGAAGGGGTTCAGTCGTAAAGTTCATGATGCGATTGAGAATGCTAAGAAGTGGATTATTGATAAGCTGCGGGCTGGTTTAGATTTCGCGATGAATGTGGCGAAGTCATTTGGTCAGGTCGGACAGAACGTTATTAACTTCTTTAGGAATGGTTTGGCCAACCTGTCGGGGATGTTGCATAACTTGATTTCAGGCGCCTTGAATGGTGCTAAAAATGTTGGGCTGTCGATTGCTGGTGGCTTTGGCCAAATCGGACACTGGGTGATTGATCGAATTGTTGGTGTCCTTGGTGGTCTGGCTGGTGGAGTTGTTAGTCGGATTTCAGGCGCATTCCATGCAGCTTTGAATGCTGCCCGTGGTGTGATTGGTGCGTTTAGCTCAATTGGTCGATCAATTATTGATGCCATCCTTGGTGGATTGTCAGGAATTGGACGAATGATTGGTGATAAGTTGCGTGGTGCGATTGATGGAGCTAAACGAATGATTGGGGACGTTGGTTCTTGGTTTAAGGGTTCCAACGACGGGGATTCTGTTGGCTTTGGCGGTTTTGGTGGTGGCATAACCGGAATTTATCGCATGAAGATGGCTGGTATGGCTGCGATGCCGAACGTGACAAACACTTACGGTAACCGAACAACGTTGAATATTCGTGTTGATGGTGCTGGTATGGATGAGTTGGCGTTGGCCCGTCGCTTGGAACAAATTATTGTGCGAAACATTAGTGATTGAGGTGGTTGATGCGTGAGTTTGCGTTGTTGAATGGGATTGGTGACCGGTGGAATTTATCGGTGGGTAAGTCTTTTGGGTATAAGCCGGAAGGGCTGGGTGTGGGATTGTCGAATCGCATGCTCGGAGCGAACGGTAACTATGTTGTGGACGGTTCGGCGGTGAATCGGCAGTCGTTTAAGTTGAATGTGTCGTTTGGCGAGACTGCTTATGCTGATTATTCGCGATTTGTTGGATTTCTGAATGCTGGACGGATTGCCTTGGAGTATACGACGCATGCTGGAACATATTTGCGAGACTGCATGTTGTCAGGGTTGTCTAAGGGTGAACTTGATGAGTTTGATGAATTGGACGAAACGATTGAATTTGACTTTACGACGCCTTGGTATCGGTATTTGATGCAGGGCACTGGTTATGCTGATCAGGTTGGCGATGGAAAGGTTTATGTTGTACCATCGGGAAAGCAGGCTGGGTATCACACTTTTGCTTATGTTTATGAGGAGGGGGATGACAAGTACACTGGGTATTATTTTGTGGATAATCAGTCGGTGTATTTGGGGACAGCCGAGGGATCACCTGTTGAGGTGACGATTCATGGGCCGGTTAAGAATCCGTCTTGGCGTGTTATGCAGAATGAGAAGGTGTTGGCGACTGATGGGTATTGGGTTGATGTTCAGGATGGGTGGAAGTTAGTGGTTTCTAGTTTCCCGCAGGAACAGCGGGCGCAGTTAGTGGCGCCGGATGGTTCGACTAGTAATGTTTATCAGTTTCAGGATTTGACGAAGACTAATTTTGTGACGATGCCGGTTGGTAAGGCGACTTTGATGTTTGATAAGAAGGATTGGCGGGTCGATGTTAAGGTTAGAGAGGAAAGGTTGACGGTTTAAATTCATAAATATTGTTTTATAATTTAAGTAACATATTTTTATTGGAGAGAGATTAAATGAAAAAAATAATTAAAATCGGTGCACTTTCCGGAGGCGTATCCGGAATCGTATTATCTGTGGTGTTTTTTTGGGCAGTCAATAAGCGAATCGAGGTCGGGAGCATAGCTGACTGGGTTGCCTCTATTGGATCTGTAGTTGCTATTGTCTTATCGGTCATCACCAGTAATAGGGCTGAGGAAAAAGCAAATCAAAATAAGACTGATGAAATAGCGATGAAAAAATCACAAGGCGTAGAACGTTCCTTTCGAGATATTCAGCATCTTTCAGAAATGGTCGGTGAGTTTTTGAATAGCGTCAGTGAGATAGCCTTGCAAGAACGATTAGTAGTCGATGATGAGGAACGAAGCCTAAATAACGAGAAATTACGGCGCTTACAACGGTTGTTCGAAGCAAAAACAATAATTTCTAATACGGTAATCTTGATACCTACTGAATTGCGTGAAATTCTTGATCCAAAAAGCAAAGCCTATAAAGAATATACAGAGCAAGTATTGAATATGATAGAAATTATGGAAACGCTAACTACAATTGAGACTGCCAACGGTATTATGGAATATGTGGAAAGGGAACGCTTGCAAGAACGGTTTATTGCGATTGCGACAATTTTAATTAGGAATCGACACTAGTGAAGTAGGGCATTATAGCCCTTTTTATTTTGGAGAAAAATATGCGATTAAATGTTTGGGGCATCGGCCGGGATGGTACGGGTCGAGGATTTGCACAAGCATTCAAATTTGAAATCAATCAGGATTATTTAACAAATGAGAAATCTACCTTCAGTCTGCGTGGTGAGCTAAGCGTTGAGGTGGGTGAGTTTCTGGTAGCCAAAGAAACAGATTCAAGCCGAATTTGTTATTTTGGCGTGGTAGATTCATTTGAGAATGATGTCGTAAAGGCCACTGATTTATATTCCTTGTTGAGCTTTGAATTTGTGACTGTGCCGATATCCGGGAAGTCATTTGAGGAACATTTGTATAAGTTGATTAAGCGATACTTGTTCGAAGATCCGACTAAGCTAGTGACGTGTGTTGACGTTGATTATGGCGAAACGCAAACGTCGCATATTTATCAGGGTGGTAAATCTGAGCCAGTGGCACGGACGTTACTTTGGTATGCCATTAATGGATTTAAGAAGTATCACGTGGTTTGGGTGTTTGATGGGCTGGAATTAATCAATGGCAAGTATCGAATAAAGACAAAAATAAAACGTGTGGATGGGGTTCGCAATATCAAGAACAACATCTACACGTTTTTAAATTGGAATGTTTATTTCACACCGGTGCGCAGCAATTCAGCTAATCATTTGGTGATTTATTCGAAAGGTGAGCAGTCGATGGAAGATGCTAAACCATTGTCGGTTTGGTATTTAACGCAAGATAACGAATTGGTGCAAGATCCGAGTGACAAGGTTTGGCGGCCAACTCGGACGCGGGTGGCCTTTTATGATTTGCCATCGAAAGAAGGTGAAGAAGATAGACGACCGACTTATCAAGAGATTGCTGCTGATATGCTGCGTGGTAATCATTACAGTCATGAGATTACTTTTGATGTAACGCAAGAAAATGAATTTTTGAATTGGGACGATTATTTCATGGGGCTTAAGTACAACATCGTCTACGATGGGTCGATGTATAAGTCGGTGTTGACGGGCTGGCGGTACAGTTCCGAAGGACGGTTTATTCAACTGCGGTTTGGTAATGTGCGATCACGATTTTCTGAGTTGCTGGATTAGGGGGATGTTATGGATGAAGAAGTGCTGGTTACGGCAGATGATGTGAATCAGGCGCAGCAACGGGCAAATATGGTTGCTGCAGAGTTCCGTGAGCAGGAGGACGCAAAAGAATTAGCCCAGATTGATATGGTTTCGGAACTAGAAGCGACATTTACTAGTTTCGCTGAAGAGCTGCGCATTGCTTTACCGGGCGCCGTTTCGTTTAGTGCGCAACGAATTAATCGGTTAACGGGTGCTGGTGAAGTCACTGAGGACATGACGTTGTTAATTAACGTGAATGGTGCACGGGCTACCGGCTTTTCTGAGATTGTACAAACTGTACTGGAGGTTTAGTGATGACGATTACGGGTTATACATTTGATAGGGCGAAAGTAACGGCGGAGAAGGATGCGCTGTTATATCACGTTTTGTCACGGGCAAATCAAGGGATTTTGCCTGGGTATGGGGATGAATTTGATGTCAAAGGATCAGGCTTAAACGTTATTGTCGGTACTGGTTTTGCGATGATGTCTGGGCGATTGATTGAGAACGATGCACAGGAAAAAGTGTCTGTGCCACCTAATAAGACTGGATCAATTGCGTTGGTAATTGATTTAACGGTGTTGAATGAAAGTTCGGGGCAAGCGGGGACAGATAGTTATCACTTTTCTAACAAGCAAATTCAGTTGAAGTTTATCGAGGAAAAGTTGAATCCTGTTGAAAAGTCCGAAGATGCTTGGAAGCAATATTTTGTTGAAGGTGATTTAACGCAAGGCGACACGTTGATTAAGTTGCGATTGGCATATGGTACATCCGATATGCAGCACTTTAATTTCACTAAGTTTATGCGTCGCGAGTTTGTTGAATTTGCGGAACATGGATTTATTTTGAACACTGGTTCGAAGCGTTTGGGAATTACAACAAAAGATTCTGACATTGTGTTGAACTCTGATGATGATGTGGTAATTAATGCAGACTGTATGTTTTTGAATACACCGTTACACGTTAAGGGTTGGGCCACGTTTAATGAGGGAATTTCAGCACAAAAGATTGCTTATTTTGAAAAGGAATTTGAGGTGTGGGGACATGCCAGATTAAAAGGACTGACTGAATGCTTTGGTGATTTGATTGCTGATGCTAAAGCGACGTTTAAGGGGACAGTTCAGGTGCTGCGTGAATTAAACGTGGAAGGGCTAGTTCTGTGTAAAAAGGGGCTGCAAGTGCTTGAAGGGCTTTGGATAAAGTCAGGCAAACTGCAGGTAGACGGGAAATCTGAATTTAGTAAGACTGCAATCTTCCGTCAGGGTATTCGAACACCAAATGATAAAGAAGCTGCTTTGACGGAATGGGGTGCGGCGAAGTCTTTGCGACTTGTTCCAATCGAACATGGGCGGCACTTGAATGATTTGAGAACAGATGGGCGATATGTTTGGTCTAATCCAGGTAATAAGAATACAGTTGGTGGGTTGCCGTATGGGATTGATAAAGAAGGTGCGTGGTTTACGCTCGATGTTGTGGTGTTTAATTCTGGACAGAACGGATCACAAATTTTGTACGATTCAGGTCACGGACGGAATGCGGTGTATTACCGTACCTTATCTGCGGGTAAATGGGAACCTTGGCGCGCGATTAGTAAAAATGTACGTGGGCATAAGTTGCAAGTGCTACCAAACATTAAGGTAGACCATGCTTATATGGATGTGGATGGCGAAACGATCCATATCAATATTTGGGGCGCACGTGGCATTAAGCGTGGGGTTAATGGTAATCAAATTTGTAAGATTCCAGACGAGTATGCACCGTGGAGGTTGATGTCGGTAGATGGGGTTGTAGACAATCGTTGGGCGCGTTTTGTTGTTGAAAGGAACGGCACGATATGGCTGGCAAATTGGGATCCGGCAGCCAATAAAGATGGTAATGCTGATGTCTGCTTTAGTTTTATGATGGGAAGGAATTATTAAGATGTGGTATCTAGTGAGCAAGCACGGAATTTCTACGGTTTGGGGATTGATGGCATTCTTGGGTGGCATGCAGCTGGTAGTGAGCGATTTGCCGGATGTATTTGCGCTGCAGTTGTTTTGGGACAATGGGGCGTTTGGCTTTTTGGGTATAGTGTTGGGCGCAATGAAGTTGATTGCTATCGTTTTGAAGTGGGCGTGGCTGCATCATGTGCTGGATTTGGTTGGCATTTTCTGGTTTGTTTATCTGGGGTGCGTGTTGTGCACAACAATTCCGCCGATGTGGTTCACGGCTGTGTTATTGCTGGTGATGGGGATGATGATTGCAGTGCGACAAACTTTAGTCTTAGCACGAAAGCGAGGGGGTTAGATGCAGGTTGATGTGACAGCGGTCATCGTGGCCGTTATTGCGGGCGTGTTGCCTTACTTTTTCGGACCGCTGTTTACGAAGTTGTTCGCGGAAGATGATGAGTTGGGACGTGTGGCACATTTGGAATTGGAGCTGCGTCGGTTGATTGATGCGGTGCGTGATGAGAAGACGTCAGCTGAGTTGATGGAATTGGCAAAAGATATTGAGAGGCAGGTATTTCGATGATGGAGCAAGTGTTATCGCATGAGGCGATTTTGAGTGCAATGGTGTGGTTACTGACGGCTTTAGCTAAGAGTTTAACCACGGAGAAGTTTAACCGATATTTGCCGGCATTGGCGCTTATTTTGGGCGCTAGTGTCGGTATTTTTGTAGCCTGGCATTATTGTGGCGATTGGGTGCAGTACATGGTTGCTGGTGGCTTTTCGGGAATGTCAGCTGTGGGTGTAAATGAAGTTGGTAAGCGATTCATGAAGGAGATGAAGGTTGATGAGTAAGATTAACAAGGCAATTTTGGATGCTTATCGGTCGGGTGAGATCGTGGCGTTGCCTGAGAAGGTGCATCCAGGTGGTTTGATTGGTTCGAGTGGTGGATACAACGTGGGTGAGCCCGAATCGGTGATTGTGCATTGGATTGGGTCACGTGGGACAAATGCGATTGCTGTGGCGAATTATAATCGTGGGAATATCTATGGCGGGTTTACGCACAACTATATTTCTGGGACTGAGAATTTGGCATCCGCACGTGATGATGAGATTGCGTGGGGCGCAGGTGTGAATGGTAATGGTTACACGCTGCAGTTTGAACTGACTTGGACGCATTCGAAGCATGACTTTATGCAGCAGACGCTGACGGCTGCAATGTGGTTGATTGAGGCAGCGAAGCGTTATCCGCGATTGAATATCCGTGAGGTTGGCCATAAGGTGCATAACACGTTCTTTTCTGGGGTGCAGGAGCACGGCTGGGTTTCACGTAATATGGGTGGCACGGATCATGTTGACTGTCGCGGGTATTGGTATGGTGAGCATCAGGGATTTGTTTCGCCGGTTGGGCGTTGGTTTGATGAGGAATATTCGATTGAACAGTTTGTGGCGTTGATTGGTGCGTTGCTTGTGGGTGATCGTAAGGAAGATATTACTAAGAAGCGAGTGCAACGATTGTATTTGCCGGGGGATGCTAAGGGTTGGAATGTTTATCGGGCTAGTGGGCCTTGGAGTGTTGGCAATCAGGTAGGTCTGTTGCAGCCAGCTAAGTTTGGTGGGTTGGATTATGAAATTTTAGGTTGGAAGATTCCGGGCGTTGTGGCTGTGATTAAGACGAAGGATTTTGGTGTCGTTGGTATATATGTGGCCGGTGGTACTGGGGCTGTAATTGAATAAATGCTTGTTGGGGGTGGAGTGGACGGCGGTCCTATTCACCCGCTTTTTTTGTTATCAGCTTTGGAAAATTAAATGGTATTCTAAATTCAAGGACTATCAACTTAAAACAAGTTGGGAACTAAGGGGAAAATGAATGTCAAAAAATTTAAGTGTAAAATCGATAGCAGAAATAGATATGCAGAGCAGTTTTGAATTGAATGTATTTGCAACTCAAGATTTTAATAAGATAGTTGGGGCCTTTGAAACTAATTCTTATCGTGGAAATGACTATGAGGTGCCTTTTTCTGCTAATGATTTAGTTCCAGGTCATTTGACGTATGATCCTGAAAACGGTGGCCAATTAGACATAGCTGGAAAGTTTATCGACCCTGAATTTGATCGAAAAGTTCCTATGATTATGAACTTTAGAGATTGGCTAAAAAACGATCAAGATGGCACTGTAAAACTATTTTTACTGAGTTGGGACAAAAAATACTTAGTCATAGTTGATAAGTTTCAAATTATCAGTTGGAAAGATGGTACAAACGGGCCAGGGACCGCTATTCTGACACATTCGTTTAGGATTAGTGAAGTGCCTGGTTACGTGGCTGATTTGTATAAAAGAAGCCAGTTGAGAATAGATAACCTAGCTAATTTTATGAACTGGGAAAGATATTCAGTGAAAGACTCATATCACACGAAAGACGAGGGGAACGGAATGGTCTCTGTTCGTGCGTTACCCGAGGACGATGTAAAAATCGATTTTCAACGTGTACTAAGTAGCAAGCGTTACTACTGCGTTTTTGAGGGCGAACCTTTGAAAATAGAAATTAAATCGGCAACAGTCGGTAACCTTTTTGGAGTTCGTAAGATTCATCAACAAGAAATAAACATTAAATTCGAAACCTACTTACAGGTGATTCCAATGACGACCAGGAAAACTCCGTTATTTTTTGATCGATTTGGAAGAAATTTCGCAGTTCTGTTATCGCTTCTGATGATGAATAACTTGAAAATGCGACAAAATATGCTGGGTGTTAGAGTTCCATCGCACGGATTAAAACCGGTTCAGAACTTTAATATTCAAAATTTTAAAGGTTATGAATTTAAGGAAGATGTTTCAATATCCGCCATCCAGTTTATGGATATTCCGGATTTTCAAGATTTGATATTGAGGTGGAGTAAAAGTGAGAAGCTGAGAGTCTTAGGTATTACACTCGTTAATATTTGGGATGAGAGACACACTATTGCAGTTCGGCTGAAGGAATTGGTTGCGGCAATTGAAATTTATTATCACGATGATTATAAAGTCGTGAAAACCAAGGATGGAAAACAACTGAAACAACCACTGTCAGCAAAAGAATCTGTTAAGAAATTTATTAATGAAATTGGCGACAATCGCGAAATGGATCGTATTATCGGTGACGTGGATGCGTTTGCAAAGAAGCTAGTTGACTACCGTGTATTATTTACGCATGGCACTCGTAAATCAGGAGTGCCCGAGGATGCGACCGAGTCGGATGTATTAGTAGAAACTTTAAATCTTGAATTTATCATGAGAGCATTCATTCTAAACAAGTTGGGTGTTAATCTGAATAAGATTATTACTATCCTGGGGAGGCAATGGGTTGATTGAGTTTGATTCGTTGAAATACAAATTGCAAAACCGATTTATATTCAGAAGTAATTCCTAGGTGAAAGGGTGCGAATTTCATTTGAAGTGGCATTAGAAAAGTTGCGCAAAATAGGTTAAAATAAATGTTTGGCAACATGATTTTCAAAGTGAGGCAAAGAAAATGGCACAATTGTTCAACCTAGAACAGGTATCGGACTACATGACAATTAGTTTGGATACGTTAAAAAAGATTTTGGCACACCAAGAAATCACTACTTACGAGTTGGATGGTAAAGAATATATCTCGGAAGCTGCAATGAAAGACGTCGAAGATTTAGCGACGCTGAACTTACTTGACGAGTATGCAGAGGACCAACTAGGTACTGATCCAGGAAAGTATGACCAACGCAACAAGCTGAATGACTTAACTGGTAAGCAATGGATTCCAGAAACGAAAAGTTTTTGGTTCCAAAAAGGTTTGGGAAAAAATCACCCAGAGGCTCAAATTGAGAAACAACACCCCGCACCTTTCTCGTTTCAAGATATCGAAAGACTAATTCGATTTTTCACCAAATCAGGCGACATAGTAATGGATCCATTCTTGGGTGTCGGGTCTACTTTGAAGGCTGCGGCAGTTTCTGGCAGAAACGGTGTAGGAATTGAGCTTTCTCCTAAATGGTATGAACTAAGCAAAGAACGTTTAGACACTGAAGTTGGACCAGGAACCTCTGATAAGTTTGAGATTATTAACGGAGACAGTGCGCAGGTTCTGAAGGAGTTTGAAGACGAATCGGTGGACTTTGTTGTAACTTCACCACCTTATTGGAGCATCTTGAATAAGCAGGATCAGAAGGTTAAATCTCAGCGGGTTGAGAATGGACTGGAAACTAAGTACAGTGAGGATGAGCGAGACTTAGGGAATATCGAATCTTATGACGAATTTCTAGATATTTTGGTTAAAGATATATTCTTAGAAAGCGCTCGCGTTTTGAAAACTGGTAAGTATTTCGCAATTGTTATTTCCGACTTTAGAAACAAAAAGAAATATATGAGTTTCCACAGTGATTTAATTCAGCGCTTGGATGGCGCTAAAATCGGAGAGTCTGAACTTTCTCTTCAAGGTGTGAAGGTATTAATTCAAAATCATAAATCTCTTCATCCTTATGGATATCCATTCGCGTACGTGGAAAATATTCACCATCAATATATTCTAATCTTTAGAAAGGTTGTGTAA